CAGGAAGAGATATCAAGTGGAAAGACTTTAAAGAAGAGAAGAAAGGCCCTGTAGAAGATCTTGAAGGAGACCTCGCTGAGTTAAACCTAAATTCCCCGGCGGATGAAAAGCTAAAAGGGGATTTATTAAAACAATTACAAGGGCTCCGGAGGGATCTTGAATCTAATTTTAATCCTACGCCTAACTATATCATTACCAAACAAAGGCAGATTAAAAAAATACAGGATAAATTAAAGACTCTTGGGAAATGGTCGGATGTTTCCAAAGCAAGAAAAATACAGCAAAACATTACCCAGGCAAAAACCGGCCTTTATGAAGAATACCTTGCCCTTGTCGATAAAAGAAAGCTTGACGCAAAGACTCAAGCAGTGGCTCATAAAGAAGCAACGGCAGCCTTAAAGGATATCCTCAGGAATGAAGAATTTGCAGACAGGGTTTTGGGCGTGGTAAAGGGGGTTGCTGTTTGGCAGTATTTAGGATTAAGGGTCAGTTCCGCCGCCGTTAATGTGACGAACATGGCGTTTGGTGTCCCGGCTGCAATGAATGGGGAAACAGACAATCAGGTTTCTTTGAAAAAGGCAATTGGCCACATAGTTAGATCAATGAAAAACTTTAGTCTTCACCGAGCTAATAAGCTTGAAGGAGAACAAAAGAACGTCTTTGATGAAATTAAATTAAAAGGGTGGGATGCCCCCGTGTTTAATAGGGAGGCTTTCGACGTTTTATCCTCAAAGCTTGGAAAGGGTTGGAATTGGGCTCTTGAAAAGTCAATGTGGATGTTTGGCAAAGCAGAGGAATTAAACCGGGCATCGACCATTGCAGCCACATATTTTGCCATGAAAGAGGTGCACAAGGGCGAATGGGATCACGCAGCCATGATGGAGAAATCAAAAGAAATCTCTGATAAGGCCCATGGTGATTATTCCAAGGCGAACCGGCCTTATCAAATGAGGGGCGGGAATCTTGCCGGGCGGGTTTTACAGGCAAGCTATGTTTTCCATACGTTTGAACATAATTATATGCAAGAAATGTTTCGCCTGGGATGGGATAAAAAACAATACAAGGCAGCGGCATACATGGCCTTTGCTCCTGCTATTTTTGGGATCGGGGCAACTCTGCCTATAGGGGTGGCAAAAGCTATTTCCAACGTCCTGGGCGGAGATGATCCGGAAGAGGGTTTAATCAAACTGGCTGAATCTTCCTTTGGCATGGGCGATATTGCAAGAAATGGTATCATGGGCATTGGGGATCACGGCGTGAATTTACGGGGGTCCTTAGCTACTCGATTTGGAGTACCGAGCGCATTTTATGATATCTTTGGCGCTCCGGGTTCTGTCGTGGCAGATTGGATTGAGGGTGGCAAGAATATAACAAAAGGCCATTTTCAAGAAGGATTTGAGAAGATGGCGCCTGCCGCTATAGCGAATATATCAAAAGGTATCCGGGAATCTACAACAGGGGTAACAACGAGGACAGGTTCTCCCGTCTTTTGGGGTAGGGAGCAGTTGAAAGGAGATACTATTGATATGATCTTAAGGATGCTCTCCTTTAACCCGACAAATGTTTCCACAAAAAAAGAAATCCAATGGGGAGAATACAAAACCCAGACCCGATATAGGACGAAAAAATCAGAGATTATCAAACGGTTCAAGGCCGCAATGAACAAAACAATTGAAAAACGTAGCCGGCATGATATTCTCAAAATTAAAGCGGATATCCGTGATTTTAATTCCGAGATTAGGGATAAAAAACTTACCCGGCTTGGATTATTAATCACTGAGAAAAGCATTAAAGATGCAATGAGGCGGAATGTTAAAGCACCTAAACGAGAACGGCTAAGAGATTTATAAAGGGATTTCATGTCTACTGAACTGATACTGAAAAAGCTTGATGAACAAGCAAACCGACTTTCTAATATAGAGGTTGCAATGGCGAAAATGGTCCGCCAGGATGAAAAGATACTTACCTTACAAAAACAAGTGAAAACTTTATTTAAAAACAATGATCTTGCCTTTAACCCGAAAGATGGAGTTGTGACTAAAATGAAAGAATTCCAAAAAGAATGCCCGCGAGAGTCTATAAAGTCGACGCTAAACGGGCAATGGCTGGCTATTGCCTTGTTGGCGACAATAACCACAACGTCACTATTAAAAGCATTTGGAGCGTTTTGAAATGAAAACATTTATAGTTATTTTTCTGTCTGGCTGTTTGCTTTTACTGCTTAATTTTGTGCCGGTCATCATGTTTTTCGGTAAGAGTGCAAGTTTTTTATATTGGGCCTGTCTCTTTTTGATTATGGGTTTGAGTTTTAAACAGATTGCCTATCCTGAAAAAAAATAAAGGGGAAAACAATGGCAGATTTTAAACCGTGTTTTGATAAAGTGATGGTATTAGAAGGTGGTTATAAGCTCCATGACGTCTCTGGTGATCGTGGCGGCATGACATATGCTGGCATCGCAAGAAACTTTTGGCCTCAATGGCCTGGGTGGCTTAAGGTTGATGCAGGGGAGCTTGACGGAGAATTAACGGGCATGGTCCGGGGATTTTATAAAAAAGAGTTCTGGGACCGGATACGGGGTGATGATATCGGAGCCCAGGACGTCGCCTACCATATTTATGCCTTTGCAGTGAATGCCGGGTTAAAAACATCTATCAGAATGATGCAAAGGGTTATCGGTGCAACTCCGGATGGAATACTTGGCAACAAAACATTCCAATGCATGAATGAAATGCTTGAAGATGAAAAAGACGAGAGGATCTTTGTTGTTACTTTCAGCCTTTTTAAAGTTTTCCGGTATAAAAATATTTGCATGAATGACAAACGCAGATCCCGAGACAAGCTTTTTAGTAATCAAAAGTTTTTGTGTGGATGGATAAACCGGGTACAGGGAGGGCTTGAATAATGGCAGGATTAATCAATGTGGATCTGGGTAGTGTGATAAAAGCAGGCGGTAATATCCTGGACGATATGTTCACGTCAGACGAAGAAAGAATGTCTATAAACCTGCAAGAAAAAGAAATTGATGCCAAATTACAGGCTGGCCAGATGGATATTAATAAAGTTGAAGCAGAACACAAATCAATTTTTGTAGCAGGATGGCGGCCTTTTATCGGTTGGGTGGGTGGTTTTGCCCTGGGGTATAAGTTTTTATTCCATCCTCTTTTAATATGGATATGGTGTTTGTGCCAGGCAAAGAACTGGATACCTTCTGACGTTGATCAGCCGCCTACTATAAACGCTACAGAATTATATCCTATTATTATGGGTATGTTGGGCTTGGGGGCAATGAGGACGGCTGAAGGTATTAAAAAAGTAAAGACAAATGCTATCAATACTCCGGCCATTCCGGCCATGAAGAAGAAATTCAAATGGCCCTGGAAGAAAAAATAAACTTTGATAAACTATTTTTTTATGGTATGTTTTCCCAGAAGTTAACCCAAAAAGGAAAGGATTAAAAAAAGTTGAAAAAATTTTATTGTTTTATTGGTTTTATCGTTTTTTTATTGATTATTTTGCTTTTCCCAGGGAATAGGGCAGGCCCTAAAGTGGTCGTTGAGGCCATTGAAAATCAAAAGCTTTTTTCTTATAATGCCGGCCCTTATGTCCAGTGCCATGGAGGGCTGGAAACCGTTAAAATTGAACCGGCCTTTTTGCCGGATATAAGCGCAAGTACTCAGGATGAAAATAGGATCGCATATAATAACCGAAGAGCCCTTTTAGAACCTGGCTGAGTGCTTTAATAATTGATCATAAAAAACCCCTCAAGAGAGCATGTTTCTTTTGAGGGGTTTTTATGATTTCGGGAATTGAACCGTGGTCCTATTTTATGGGTACGATTTTAATAAAAGCGTTGTTCGGGCGTTGTTCGGTTACTCTGAAAACCCTTGGTAATAAAGGATAGCGGCGGGTTCAACTCCCGCCGCCTCCACCAATTTTATGCAATGATTTCAATTAGTTAGTCTTTTTTTCCAGGGTCAAAAGGTTGTTCGGTCGTTGTTCGGTCCCCCCTTGGATCTTTGCCACGTTTTGGTTACCGATTATTGCCTCGTTTACGTCCGGTAACATATACCTTTTGAAAGCGTCTGAAGCGTGGCCGGTTACACCCCTTTGAATTTGTTCAGGGGTCATAAGTTGACCAAGGGCCGTGACTGTTGAATGTTTTGTGCCGCCGTATAAATCCACGTTTTCAATGCCTACATTTTTACATGCCTTATCCCACCAAACTTTAAAATATTTGGGGCCGAATCGTTTGCCGGCCTTAGTTCCTTTTTTTGATTTTAGATGCCGGAAAAAAAACATACCCGGCAAGCCTTTCGGATTCCATAAAGATTCGATCAATTGGCAATCCTTTGGGGCCAGATGGACAAATTTCCCCTTGTCCCCTTCCTTGGGGTCAGGAAAAAAAATCCAACCGTCTGATAAATTTATATGCCCCTCTTTGATATCCCGCATTTCACCTGGGCGAACTTTTGGATACATGGAAAGTAATTTAACCCCCAACCAAATACGAGGGTTTTCGTTTTCAGTAATCTCCCACAATTCGTCAAGAATTTTTTTCTGGTCTTCCATTTTAACAATGGTCCGCCAGCCCAATTTGTATGTGATGTCTGGAAACCCCGGCATTTCCAATTTGCTTTTTCTTTTTTCCCGCTTAACAACCCATGCCCAAAAATCATGTAAAACGGTTTTATAATTTGCCAGGGTTTTGTTACCCCTGCCTTTTTTTATTTTTATAAAAAAATCATCTATTTCACTTTCCATAATATCTTTAATTTGCATCCGGTCCCATTCTTCCCCGGCTTTACCTAAAACCATTCCGATGTGGACTTTCTGCTTATCTGTAATGTCTTTTACGTCTTTTGATTTTAAAAATTTTTCACGCAAAGCCAGGAAGGAAAGCGGTTGGGTTTTTGCCCATTCCCTTTGATCAAACACTTTACCCTGGTCAAGTTGATATCTCAAAGAGGTCAGATGTCTTTCCCCTTTTTCTACGGTTTTAAATCGCTTAGTATGGGACCGGCCAAACCGGACAATGCACAATCCTGTCCATTTGACTTCTAGGTGGATGGGGCATTGCAGAAAGCCCCGGCCTTCTATATGGTTTAATTTTCCCGGCTGTCCTTTCTGGGCACAAAAAAAACATTTTTGTTCGGTGTATATCCGACCTTGCATACAAAGTCCCTCCCCAAAAGAATAATTGTTGCCTGCATCCATCTTGGGTAAATTGTTGGGAAATGTCAAGGGGTTACTCCTTTGTATATTAAGTTGAAACCATCTTTTGCCGCCTAAGATGCCGGAAAAAGAACGATTTACCCCTTATAGTTTCCCAAATGGGAAAAGTCAAGCGTTTTCCTTTTTGGGAAAAAAAATGGGAAAAAAGTGTTGACAAGACTTTTCTCGTCCTGTAAATAGGATTTATGGGAAAGAAAAGTCTAATACAAAATTCAAGCAGAGAGAACGGGGAGGGCAATAGGTTATGAGAAAAAATGAACTGAAGCTTTTATTCGAAAAAATAACGGTTTTTGTTGGCAACACCCTTATCTACAAAGGCAAGGTAGAAAGGTGGACAGACAAAGAAATTTCGGAGAAGTGTGGAATCCCACAAAACAGATTGACTGAAATTAAAAATTTTAAAAAATACAATCGACCAATTAACGAAACATTTTTGGCAGCATTCATAGGGAGTGGTATAGTGAGCATATCTGAAATTCAAAAAGGGGTAGATCTTAACCAGGCAGAAGATAAATATATTGGCACACTGAAGTTTTATGAAGACAAAAAACTTAGAAAGGAGGTTACGGCAGCTTTTGATGATGGAATTGACGTTATTGAGCTTATCCGGCTTGAGAGAGAAAGAAGAGGAAAGGGTTAGTCCTGTGTTCTCTGCTCAAAAAATAGAGAATTTGCCGTGGAATTTTTTTGCGGGCTTTCTTTCCCAAAAAGGAACCCAATTGGTTTTTTAATAGATTTTGTGTAATTTTATACTTAATTTGTCGGTTTGTATATAGGTAGAAATACCTACTACATAACAATAATGGGAAAAAAGGAGATTTAATGACATTTGAAATTGGAAATATTTGCCCTGCAAATTTAGACTGGAAGGCTCAAAAAATTGTGTTTTACGGTCCACAGGGCTTGGGGAAAACGACGTTTGGTTCAACTTTTGAGGCCCCAATACTGGTGAGGACTGAGGATGGAGCTTGTGCTATCGACGTCCCCACTTTCCCTCAATTGGTAGAAAGTTTTGCTGATATGGAATCCGTAATAAATGCACTGCATGGTGACCATATCTATAGAACAATGGTTGTGGACTCTCTTGATTGGCTTGAACCTCTAATCTGGGCAAAACAGATACAAGAAAGGCCTTTGTCGGACAAGGGGATTGAAATTAACAATATAGAGGATTATGGATATGGGAAAGGATACGCCATGGTCGATGATTGGTGGCGATACCTACAGGGCGGGTTTGATAGCTTGCGGATAAACAAAGGCATGAGCATCGTCCTTGTTGCCCATTCTGAGATTAAGACCCATACACCCCCAGAGACAGATCCATATGACCGGTATCAAATTAAGCTGCATAAAAGGGCCAGTGAATTCTGGCAGGAATGGGCAGACATGGTTTTGTTTGCAAATTATAAAACCGTCGTAAAAAAAACAGAGACCGGGTTCAATAAAGAAGTCAAAAGAGGTACCGGATCTGGAGAAAGGGTGGTCTATACAGAAGAGCGACCAGCATACCGGGCAAAAAACAGGTGGGGATTGCCGGCAGAAATTTATATAGGGCAAGATAAGGGTTGGGCAGGATTCCATGCAGCACTGAATAAGGCCACGGATGGCAGGTATCAACAATCCGTTGAAAAAAGCGCAGCCACCGCATAGCCGCGCCTTTTTTTTGATTAACCTTTTCCCAAATAGGAAACAATAAAGGAAAAAAACAATGATAGATTTTAACAATGCACCGGCGCAAAAGACCGGGGGCGGAACGATTCCACCCAAAAGTGTTGTCCTGTTGAAAATGACAATCAGGGAGCCAAGCTCAAACAAAGCTTATGAACACCACCCTTTGATTACCATGTACTCTTCTGGGCTCCTGGGTCTTGATTGCCAGTTTGATGTTGAATGCGGGACCTTTGAAGGCAATAAAATATGGGAAAACCTTTTTCTTTGCCCGGAATTTCAAACAATTCAAATGACAAAGGGGCAAAAGGGCATTTGTGAAGGGTCTTTTGCTAAACTACGGGCAATTATAGAGGCTGCCAGGGGGATAGACCCTAACGATAGCGCCCCTGCCTCTGTCAATGCTCGAAATATTAACGATTGGGTTGATTTTCAAGGGATGCGGTTTCCCGGCATGATGGGCATTACTAAACCCAAATCAGGGGATGTTTATCTGAATAATTCCCTTATGAGGGTCATCACTATGGAAAAAGAAGATTACAGCGTGGTTATGGGTGGCGGAGAATATATTTCTGACTTGCCTTTGCCTGCAATCCCGGAGTCAAGCCATACGACAGGAACATCGGGGGCAGCCAAAAAGGGATACCAGGCCCCATCGAACACCGGCCAACAACAACAAAACTTTAATCCCGGCGGGCAGCAAAGCCAACAACAGGCAGGAACCGGGGGCGGCCCGGCATGGGCGAAATAACTTCTTTTTTTTGATTAATGAATTCCCAAATGGGAAACAATAAAGGAAAAAATAATGCCGAAAATGGAAAAAGTTACAGTCGATTCAATCTCAAACGGTGCTGCCGTTGAAAGGTTAAATTTTGAGCTACAAACCGTTTTAGAAAACATTTTAAACGCGAATACGAGTCCTATTGCTATCCGTGAAATTAACCTCAAGGTAAAGATCAAGCCGTCTGATGATAGAAGCGTTGCGTCGGTTACTATCCAGGCTACATCAAAGCTGGCTCCGGTAATTGAACACATCACACAGCTTTACATCGGCACGGATATTCACGGGACGCCGGAGGCAAGCGAAGTAATACAGCCGACACTGTTTCCGGAAATAGACAATATAACCCAAATGAAAAAGGGAGGCACGATTAATGATTAAAGAAGCCATTGAGAAGATTATTTCTTTGAAACAGCCGGAAGCTATCACGATTGACGGGAAAACGTACAGGAAAGACGAATACAGTCCTTTGCTGGATACTTATCCTGATGCCCTTGAAATCAACAATCTTACCGGCATCGTTGATTTCATCAATAACAATCCTGAATCTTGGAAAGACCTTTTTATCCATGTCCGGGATTTTAACCGGGTCGTTTTGTACCAATCCATGGCAGGTCCTTTCAACCAAAGGAATGCTATCGCTATAGCTCGATCCCGTCCTTGCGAGTTTGCTTTTGGCAGACAGATGAGCGTTGAGGAATTTATCATTTCATTAAGAGGGCAGTTTGTCCCTTCTGATGATCTGTCCTATCTCCTGACCTTCGTCAGCGGTGTCAAAATAGACAAGAACGCAAAAGTTGAAGACGACGGCGTTTCTCAAACTATTACCGCCAGACAAGGGACGTCTTCCCTAATGACATCGACACCCATCAAACCACTGGTGGGCCTTAAGCCATTCAGAACCTTGAATGAAATTGATCAGCCTGCAACGGATTTTGTTTTCAGGTTAAAGATTGGGGCTGATGATGTTCCATATTGTTCCCTGCATAGTTGCGACGGAGAAGGATGGAAGCAGGTTGCAATCCAAAGCATTAAATCTTTTTTCGAACAAAAGCAGATCGAATTGCCTATCATAGCGTAACCCAGACAACATAAAGAATAACCCGTGAGATAAGCCCGTCACAGGTATGGCGGGCTTATAAAAAGGAGAGAATAAATGGATAATCGTCGTGGATGGGGAAACAAAGCATATAACGAAGCCCCTGGTCAAACATTTAAACCATTAAAAGAAACTGCCCCGAACGTTATAGACCCCCAAGAAGCAGACATCACCAGGAAATTTGAAAGTCTGCCGACAGAGGAACTCTCTGGCATCGAAGAGGCAGACCCGATAGAAGTAAGCCCTCTTGTCCAGTTTGATATTCAGCGGGCTGCCCTCAATAAAATAAAAGGATATCAGTCGATTGTTGTTAATGTGGAAGATCCTGAAACTGTTAAGAAAGCAACAAAGGCAAAAACGGAAGTCAGGGCATTAAGATTAAAAGTCCAGAGACGGCAAAAAGAAATTGATACGGATCTGGTCAGCAAAAGAAAGACCTTAAAGACCGACGCTTTAACCATCACCAGCGAAATAAAAATAACCGAGGATTATTTAAAAGCAGAGCTCCAAAAGGACATTGACCATAAAGCAAAGCTTGCCGAAGCTGCCCGGATAGAAGAGGCTGCCAGGGTTAAAAAAATTAATGAAAATATGCGGATACTCACGAATCATTGTGAACATGGCCTGCGGAGCGGGCTGGATGCCGCTGAGATTACCGAAAGGCTGGAAACCTTAGAAGGGTTAATGATCCCTAAAGAAGTTTTTCAGGAAAAATATCAAGTAGCCTGTGACCTTTTGGGGCATGCAATATCCACTGCAAAAGAAAACCTTGATGCAAGGCAAAAATGGGAAGCCGAAGAAGTCAAAAGACAGGAAGAACTGGCGGCACTGGAAAAGCAAAAAGAAATCAATGGCCAGGTTGCATGGTTCAATAAGGCTTTTGGATGGGGTGCAGATCTTCTTGATATGGAAGACAGCCTTGAACTTCTTGAAAACAGCACATTTGCCGATCATCTTTCGGAAATGATAGAAGGCCAAAAGATACAGGCGCAAGATATCCTTGTCGCTGCCAGGGCGGCCAATGCCGAAAAGGAACGTATCCGGATAGAGACAGAAGCTTTTGAAAAGGCTGAAAAAGAAAAGGCTGCTGCTTTAA